CAGGCGCACTCGCCGGCCCTCGCGCCGCTGCTGGCCGAGGCCTGGGCCGTGGTCGCGTACTCCTCCAGCGTGCTGGTGCAGGCGCTCCTCGCCGGCGTGCCGGTCTTTTCGCTGGGGCCGAGCATAGCCTCTTGCGTGGGTCTCGGCGAGCTCGCGCGCATCGAGACGCCCGCCTATCCCGACGACCGGCTACGCTGGCTGCAAGTGCTCGCCGCCAACCAGTGGACCCGCGACGAGATGCGCGACGGCACGTGTTGGAACGCATTGACTTCGGGCGAGGTCGACGGACGTCGACTCGCACCGGCCCACTCCCCCTCCCGGCCACCCCGATGATACTGCCGATGGGTGGCCGGGAGGGGGAGCGGGCCGGGGCCGCGTGAACTGAACGCACACTGGTCCCGTGGGTCTTGGCGACGAGATCATGGCGGCCGGCGCGGCGCGGCGCCTGCAGGCGCGCGACCCGCGCCGGGTCGAGATCCTCGACCGTCGCGGCCGGCGGCGCTGGCATCCGCTCTGGGCCGGCAACCCGCGCATCGCGCGGCCCGGCGCGCGCGGCGACTTCCAGCCCCTGACCGACGGGCCCGGCTGCCGCCCCTACATCGACTACGCGACGATGCGCGCCGAGGCGGCGCGGCGCTGGCCGGGCGCGCCCTTCGACCTAAAGCGCCGGGAACAGCCCTGGCGCTTCCGCGCCGGCTGGCGAGCGACGCCGGGCGAGATCTTCTGCGTGCCGCGCGCCGCAGCGGGCGGCTACGTGCTGGTCGAACCGAACGTGAAACCAAGCGCCATGCCGGGCAAGGACTGGGGCCGGGCGCGCTGGCAGGCACTGGTCGCGGCACGGCGCGAGCTCGGCTGGCTGCAGATCGGCCCCGCCGGCACGCGGCCGCTCGCCGGCGTGCGCTTCGTCGCGACGCCGACGTTCTTCGATGCGCTCCGCGTCGTCTCCAGCGCCCGCGCGGCGGTGCTGCCCGAAGGCGGTCTGCACCAAGCCGCGGCGGCCTGGGGCGTGCCGGCGGTGGTGATCTTCGGCGGCTGCGCCGACCCGGCTGCGACCTGCTACGAGTCGCACCGCAACCTGACCGGCGGCGGGGGCTCGAGCCCCTGCGGCATGCGCGTCGCCTGCGATCACTGCGCCGCGGCGCTGGCCGAGATCACCGTCGCGCGCGTGGCACATGAACTGTCGGAGATCCTGACGTGAGCGAATCGCCTGCGAGCGCCCCGCCGAACGCGAAGAAGGTCGGCGGCGTCTGGCTGCCGGCCAGCGAGACGCACTTCGAGGAGTGGATGACCCGCTCCAAGCGCGCGCGGCGCGTCGACGGCCGGCTGACCTACCAATACCACAAGCTGGAGGCGGCGCTGGCGCTGCAGCCGCACGACCGGCGGCGCGTCGCGCTCGACATCGGCGCGCACGTCGGGCTCTGGGCCATGTGGCTGACGCGCGCCTTCGATCACGTGCACGCCTTCGAACCGGCGCCGCCGCACGCCGCCATCCTGCCGTTCAACATGACGCGGCCGAATTGGACGCTGCACCGCTGCGCGCTCGGCGAACGCGAAGGCCGCGTCGACCTCACCGTGCCCTGCGCGCAGACCGGCGGCGCCTACGTCGAGGCGGGGCGCGTCGGAGCCGCCGGCGCGAAGTACGATGTGCGCGGCAGCCGCGACACCTGGCACGGCCTGCCGCTCCGCACGCTCGATTCCTTCGCCTTCGAAACGGTCGACCTGGTCAAGATCGACGTCGAGGGCGTCGAGCGCGCGGTGCTCGCCGGCGGGCGCGAGACCATCCGGCGCTGCCGCCCCAACGTCGTCGTCGAGCAGAAGGGCAACGACGCGCACTACGGCGAGCCGCGCGACGCGGCCCTCGCGCTGCTGCGCGCCTGGGGCATGACGCCGCTGAAGGTGCTCTCGGGCGACTGGATCCTGGGCTGGTGATGCGCTGGTACGTCGGCTGGGACGCGCGCGACGCGGCGGCCTTCGAGGTCGCGGCCTGGAGCCTGAAGCGCCGCGCCTCAATCCCCATCGAGGTGGTCGCGCTCAAGGACTGGGAGCTCCGCGCGCGGGGGCTCTATTGGCGCGACTACTACGTCGACCCGCGCGGGCGCATGTGGGATGGGCGCGACGGCGCGCCGTTCTCGACCGCGTTCTCCTATACGCGCTTCTGCGTGCCGCTCCTCGAGGACTACGGCGCTGGCCCGGTCGGCTTCTGCGACGCCGACGTGCTGTGGCGCGCCGACGCGGCCGAGCTGCTCGACCTGCTCGGCGACGCGGCGCTCGCCTGCGTCAAGCACGACCACCGCCCGCGCGAGACCGTCAAGATGACCGGCGACGTGCAGCGCCGCTACGCGCGCAAGAACTGGTCGAGCGTCATGGTGCTGCGGCCGGCGCGCTGCCGGGCGCTGACGCCCTACGCGGTCAACAACCGGCACCGCGACTGGCTGCACGGCCTGCGCTGGCTCGACGACGGCGAGATCGCCGCGCTGCCCGAGGCCTGGAACTGGCTCGAGGGCCACAGCGACCCGGCGATCGAGCCCAAGGTCGTGCACTTCACGCGCGGCACGCCGGACATGCCGGGCTATGCCGACGCAGCCTACGCCGACGAGTGGCGCGCGGCGCGCGACGCGGCGCTCAGCGCGGCGCGACGGTGAAGAGCGCGCGGCGCAGCAAGCCTTCGCCGATCGCATCGCGCTTGCTGCGCCAGCCGGCGACGCGCTCGGCGTATTCCGCGGGCCCGACGAGGGCGCGCAACTCTTCGGCGTGCGCCAGGTCGGCCTCGAGCTGCCGGCCGCAGGACACGGCGTAGTCCGCCGTGATGTCACGGCGCTCCACGACGCGCCAGCCGGTCTCGTCGAGCAGCGTCGGATAGTCGCGGTCGCTGTCGATGAATTCCGGCCCGTTTTCGACGCCGCGCCGATGATCCTCCGGCGCGAGGCCGGGCGGCACCAGGATGACTGAGAAGACCATCGTCCCGCCGGGACGCAGCACGCGCCGGCAGGCGGCGAGCGCGCCGGCCTTGTCCTCGAGGCAGCACAGCAGGTCGCTGTGGCTGACGGCGTCGAAGCTGGCGTCGCGGAACGGCAGGGCGGCCGCGTCGGCCACCGCGCAGCGGCAGGCCGCAGCGAGGCCGTCGGCGGCGGCGCGCGCCGCGGCGATGTGCAGGCCGCCCAGCGGCAGGTCCACCAGGGTCGCATCGCAGCCGGTCGTCCCGGCGATATAGAGCGCCGGCCAGCCGGCCCCCGCCCCGACGTCGAGCAGCCGCACGCCGGGGCGCAGGCCCAGGCGCGCGGCGATGCGCTCGGCCTCGGCCCGCGTGGTCCAGCTCGATCCGCCGTAGGCGCAGCCGCAGACGCGGCGCTCGATCGCCTGCATGACCGGCGCGCCGGCCCGCGCGTAGAGCGCGTCGAAGCGGTCGCGCTGCGCCAGCATCTGGGGCGTGCAGGGCATCGGGCCGTCTCCCGCCGTCCGAGCGGGACAGCCTAGCCCGCCGTGTCGGCACGGTCTCCCGTTTTTCGCGCCGCGGCGCAGAGTACGGCAACCCGCCAGGAGGGCACCATGGCCAAGGAGCAAGGCACCAACGTTCTGCTGCAGGTGAGCGACGGCGGCAGCCCGACCGGCTTCGTCACCGTCGCCGGGCAGCAGTCGACCGAGTGGGTCGGCGACACCGAGACCGACGACATCACCGACAAGGCCAACCAGGGCTGGGGCGCGACGATCTCGACGCTGGTGCGCGGCACGGTCAACTGCCAGGGCAAGGCCGACTGGCCCGACACCGCCGGGCTCGAGGCGCTGCGCGCCCAGTGGCAGGCGCGCGCCCGCATCGAGGCCAAGCTGATCCTCAACGCCGCCGGCGCGCACTACCGCGGCTTCTTCTACATCACCGCGTTCAACGTCTCCGGCACGCACCTCAACGCGACCGAGTACAGCTTCACCCTGCAGAGCGCCGGGCCGCTCGCCTACGGCGCGTCGTGAGCGGGGGCGTCGTGAGCGGGGGCGTCGTGAGCGCGGAGCCGGACAAAAGCGGGGCGCCGGCAAACCGGCTGCGCGGCGAGGTCGCGATCCGCCTCGGCGGGCGCGACTACGTCCTGCGTCCGACCTTCCAGGCGCTCTGCGAGATCGAGACGCGGACCGGCCAGGGGATCGTCGCGCTGGCGCGGCGCACCGCCGCCGGCGACGTCGGAGTCACGGAGACCGCCGCCATCGTGACTGCCGGCCTCAGGGCGGCGGGCGAGCCGGCCGCGTTCGACACCGTCGGGCGCCTGATCCTGGAGACCGGCCTCGCGGCCTGCGTGCCGGCGGTGACCGCGTTCCTGACCGCGGCGCTCGGCGGGGACGCGGGGCAGGGCGGCACGGGGCAGGGCGGCACGGGGGACGGCGCGTGAGCGACACGCTTTCGCGCTGCCTCGGCCTCGCCTGCGGACCGCTCGGCTGGGCGCCGTCCG